ATTTAATCAGAGTTTCTTTGATAATATGCCTCAAGGCATAAAGAACTGGATGTTCCCATTTGGTCGTTCAGACTTTAGCAACAGTTTGCTATCTGCTGTAATACCAGGTAACTGGAACAAGATACTCAGCGGTATGGAAGGCAATCAAGCAACTTACGCTAATACTTTCAAACCAGTTATGAACTACTTAGCCAGTGGTGCTAACTATAATCTCGATGACCCTGAAGACCAGGCTAAACTTGTCCACTCTACTGACCTATTTGCACGTTGGTTTAGTGTAATGCGAGGCGTAGTTGGTCTATTCTCACCAGCATCGCTACAAGTACAGGCTTTAGCCAGTGATAAAAATGGCGATGTCACTACACAGATTGCACTTTACAATGACTTTCAACAGATTTTACACGATAATGATGAAGATTACAACAAATCAGTATTCGACTTCCTAAATCTATATGGAGCAACTCAGGCATTTGCAATTATCAGCGCAAGTACTGGCAATGGACCATCTAACTGGGATTCATATAAACTTGTAAGTGCTAATCCAGATATAGTAACAAAGTACTCCGATGTATGGGGATTAGTCGCTCCTGGTGGAGGAACATCTGTAGAAATGTATAAGTGGAACTTAGTTAATGGAAGCAAGAAGACTCTTAATCCAAAAGAAATTTTACAGAAGGTAAACAATCTACGTTACTATGCCGCTAGAGATAGCCTCCTAAGTCAAGTTTCTGCTGGTACTATGAGTAAAGACCAATATCAAGAAGCAAACAAGTTCATTAAAGCCTCTATGGGTGGTGGTCCTACTGGCTATTCAGACTTTAACAAGTTCTCACGTGTTATATTCCAACTGAATAATCTATCATCTGACAAGCGTTTTCAAGATATGCAGTCAGTTGCTGGTCTTCGTGACTATATGGCTCTACGTAATAAAGCATTGTCTGCACTAGGTAAGGGCGCTACAGATAAACTTGCTGGTTCAAGTCCACAAGTTGTTGCACAGCGTGCTTGGTTATCAGAACAGGCTATCTGGATTATTCAAGATAACCCAGATTTTCAAAAGATATTTTATGATATTTTTGCCAACGAGTTAGAGGGTAAGTAATGGCTGGAGAAAAGTCCAACAATCCACTATCGGGTGTAGCAAATCCTGGCGACCCAATATTGATTAAGAAGCCTACTGGTCTAGGTGGTACAGTTACTCCTGGTGGTATAAGTGCTAAGGCAAAAGCAGCACTTGATGCAAAAACTGTTTCTGGCAAGGGCATCTTTCCTGTTGAACCAGTTTTAGAAGGTGGATTAAGACAAGTCAATCCTCTGTATACTACTGAAGATGTTGTTGGCAGTATTAACGTAAATACTTATATGTTGAATCTTGCTCCTAAAACAAGAGCAGACATTCAACGAAAGATATTTAATTTAGGTTTATATCCACAAGGTTATACACCAACATTTGGCACGTACTCTCCCACTGAAGATGTAAAGGTTATTACAAAACTAGCAATTGTTGGAGAACAAAATAACATAGCAGACCCATTTGCTGTTATCGACTTTGCCAATAAAAATGCTTCAATCAAGAACCTACTTACTACTGGTGGTTATACCACTACTGGTGGAGTTGTTACTACTACATCTGCTGCTGAACTTGCATCTAAACTCACTGCAAACTGGATGGATATGTTCAATGAGAAGCCAAGCAAATCAGAACTTGCTTCTTATACTAAATCTATCAATGCATTAGAGAAGAACCAAAAGGGCAACGTTGGAACACAGCAACGTGAGGATGTCCTTGTAAACCTTGCTGCCGTAAAAGCCAATTCATTAGTAAAGGCATCCAAGACTGGTGATATCAAAGCAGTAGATGCATTAGATACTGGCACACTTGGTAAAACTATACGTACTATCAAGAACGCCTATGAAGATAATGGTGTCCCATATGATGTTAATCGTGTATATGCTCAGGCAGTCAAAGCAATGCGCAGTCCTCAAGCATTAGATACAGTTATTACAGGTATCCAAATCAATGCTGGAACACAATGGACCCCCTGGGCTCCTTTGATTAAAGATGGTCATCTTGTTAAAGATTTGGTTAATCCATATATTACTATAAAGTCAAACATACGCGGCATACCAACATCTAGTATTAAGACATCTGATATGACTGATGTTATTAAGCCAGATGGTACTTTGAAAACTTATGCTGAGTATAAGAGTGAACAATACAAGACTCCAGAATTTCTTAATGGTGCAGTTCATAAAGCAAATATTCTTTCCGATACTCGTACAATGTTAACTGATTTAGGAGTTGGCGTATAATGGCAACTACATACAATCCTTTAACCAATAAAATGGTTACAACACCAGATACTATTGCCCCTAGACAGCCTACTGCTTCTGAAGCAAGAATGGCTCTTGGTACTGCTCCCTATAAGAAGCCAACCGCTTCCCAACGAGAAATAATTCTTGGTACTTCTGCTGCCCCTAAAAATACAGCAGCACCTATGGCTGTTGGTACAGATAGGGGAATCGATACTCTCTATGGTCCTGGTGGTACATTTGGTACTAACACTTCAAGTGGAGTAACAACTGCTGATGGTAGTGCTACTGGTAGCACTGCAGCATCAACACAAACTGCTTCAATAGCCAAGGCAACAGACCCATTAACTTTAGCATTAGATAAAATTCTAGCAGATACATTAGCATCATATGGTTTAACTGGTATGGCAGATACTATCGCACAAATTCGCAACCTCTATCCAGAAGCAACAAGTGCTGACGTATCCTTGATGCTCAAGAATGACTCACGATTTAATGGTGCATATAATACGCGTTTTGCTGGTAATGCTATGCTCAAGGCAAAGGGTCTTCCTACTATGGATGATGCTACCTACCTAAAGACAGAACGAGAGTATTACAAAATATTTAATTCTTATGGAGCAGGTGCATTAGCCAATCAGACTACCTATGCTAAGTTGATATCTAATGGTATGGATGCAGTAGATGTTACTGACCGTCTATCATTGGCATATGACCATCTTAAAGCCAATCCACAGGCTGCTATGGCACTTCAACAGTTCTATCCTATGCTAAGCACTGGTGATATTGTAGCAACTATGCTAGACCCAGAGAACCAACTCCCAGCCTTGAAGAAGAAAGTTCAATCTGCTGAAATTGGTGGAGAAGCACTCAAACAAGGACTTTCAACTAACCTTTCAGATATCACTACAGCATCCAATAAGTATAGCAATGTTACAGGTGGTACTATTGGAGTTAATGCTATAGTCGGTGGCGGTAACACTGTTGCTACTTCATCAGAAGGATACCAAAAAATAGCAGAACAACTCCCAACTTTAGAGAAGTTAAGTGCTATATCTGGTAGTACTTTAGCACAATATGGACAGAAAGAAGCAGAACAAAATATTCTTCTAGGTTCAGCAGCGGCACAGGCTAAGTATGATGCACAAGTCAAAGCAGAACAAGCACGACTTCAAGGTTCTGCTGGAACAGCAAAGGGTGCATTTGCAACTCAGTACCTAGCAAGACAATCTGGCGCAGGTCAGTACTAAATAGAATCCTACGTGGTCTACCAGCACACGTAGCGTAAAAGACTGGTAGCAAAAGCCAGACCAATTCCCCGATTGGAACCTGTGGTTTGCGATTCAAACGAATAGAAGGGTGGGTTGCTATGAGCAACAACTACTGGGACGATGACGAAGACGACCAAGATACCGATACAGATATGCAGATGGATGGAAGTGACTTACTTAAAAAGTTGCGGAAAGCCAAACGTTCTGATGAAAAGCGTATCAAAGAACTCACTGAGCAACTTGAGGGATTATCCAAGTCGCAGCGTGAGCGTACAGTCAAAGACGTTCTAGACAAGAAGGGTGTCAATCCAAAGGCACAGCGTTTAATCCTTAAAGATTTAGACGATGTTAGTGAAGAATCAGTTAATAACTGGCTTGCTGACAACGGAGACCTCTTTGGATTAACACAGCCAGAGGTAATAGACCAAGAACAAGAACTCAATCGTGCAGCCTTACGGCAACAGGATGTAGTTACTCAACTTGGTACGACTCCCGACAAAGCCCAAGACTTAATGCAAAGAGTTCTCGCTGCTGCAAATGCAGAAGAGATTTCAGCATTGATTAATGGACAATAATACACACATAGTAATTCTAATCACCTTGGAGGTGAACAATGGCTAATGCCTATTCAAGTACAGGCTCAAGCACTCTCGGCGGAACCGCTGGTGGTGCTGGTCTAGTACAAACAGCGTATGACCGTCTGTTGGAATTCGCACTACGTTCTCAACCGCTTATTCGTAGTGTCGCAGACAAAACTCCTGCAAAGCAAAGCATCCCTGGTTCTTCAGTAGTTCTTCAGGTCTATGCAGACTTAGCAGCACAGACAACAGCATTAACCGAAGCAACAGAGCGTGACTCAGTTGCAATCGGTACACCAACATCAGTTACTATTACTCTTGCTGAATACGGTAACTCTGTTCTTGTTACACGCGCTTTGGAACTCTTCAGCCTTGCTGATGTAGACCCAGCGATTGCTAACATCATCGCGTTCAACCTTGCAGATTCCATTGATGGAGTCGCAATGACTGAACTTCGCGGTGGAACTAACGTAATCTACTCTGGCTCAACTGCCACATCTACAGCAACAGTTACTGCTGCTGCAACACTATCTTCTGCTAACATCCGCAAGGCTGTTGCTAAGTTGCGTTCCGGCAAGTCCATTGCTCGCAAGGGTTCAATGTACTGGTGTGGTATCCACCCAGAAGTTTCACACGACCTTCGCGCAGAAACAGGCGCTGGCGGATGGCGTACTCCTCACGAGTATGCATCCAACGACCAAATCTGGGCAGGCGAAATTGGTTCATATGAAGGTGCATACTTCATCGAATCACCACGTCTATACAACACAACAGACGGTGCTTCTTCAGCACGTGTGTACCGCACTATCTTGGCAGGACAGCAAGGACTCGCGCAAGCAGTCGCTGAAGAGCCACACGTAGTTATCGGTCCAGTCATTGACCAACTTATGCGTTTCCGCCCAATGGGCTGGTACGGCGTTCTAGGCTTCAAGCGTTATCGCGAAGCAGCCTTGTACCGCATTGAGTCTGGTTCATCAATCGCTTCCTAGTTGATTGATTCTAGGGGAGGGGCGCAAGTCCCTCTCTTAGTGTAAATTCACTATAAGGAGAATAATGGCAACATATACATTTGAGACACCAACACTTGAAGAAGGTATCAGTGTGTTAGGTATGCCACGCTTATTAGATTTCTATAGACTCACACGTTCATACACAGTGATTAATCAAAGTGGAGTTTATTCTCTCACTCGTTATCCAGCACAGGATGACCTAGAAGGTTACACAACCTACTATATAGGTGGAACAAAGAACACAGTTAGTCAGGCAATTAAAGATGCAATGATTGCTGCAAGCATAGGAATAACAGAAGCAAACTTTACAGTACAGTAGGGACGATATGAGTTTACACAGAGTACAGACGCATCCTGAATATGTTGAAGGATGTTTTGGTTGTAAAGTTGGAACACTTGAAATGGGAACTGGAGATGCATCCAGAGATATCCCAGATAAAAAGTGGACTGCAGAACTCCAGGCTTACAGAGATGCAAGGTCACAAGGAATTCAACCTGCTGGTACAAATATCAAGCAGATTGAAGCAGCACATATAGCGTCAGAGAAGTTAGGGAGACCTTACGATGCTGACACTATGCCTCAAGCACACACAATCAATAAAAAATCCGCTGAAGTAATGAAAGAACTGGGAGTATGACAATGGCTAAAATGGAAATGTATGCATCTAAAGGTGCAATGAAAGCCCACGAAAAAGGCGAAGGTTCAAAGATGATGGCTATGGAAAAGAAGATGGGCATCAAGAATGTAGTCAAGAAGCCAGTTGCTAAGAAGGCTGTTGCAAAGGAGATGGGTAAGAAGAAGTAAATGCCTAATGCTACAGGTGGAATGCGTCCACCAAAACCTCAGAACCCAACTGCTTTAGACAGAATTGTTGCTATCAACAAGCAACGTGTATCACCTCTTGGTGTTCAGCAACGTGATATTCAAATTGCTAAAGCACAGGCTGCTTTGCAGAAAAGTCGTATTAAGATTGTCAATGGCACTAAATACTATGATAGTTCAGGAACCAACTAGAAAAGAGAAAGCAAAATGGCAACAATGAATCCGCAAGAAAGAGAAGAAAAACGTTACACCGCTGGTATTGCAAATGCTCCAACAGTAAGTCCAGATTATGCTGAAGGTTCTAATGGTCCTGTAATGTCTAGTCAAGCACTAGCATCAGCACAGTTTGGTTCTGGAAGTCCAGTAACTACATTTGATTACTCTTCACCAAAGTCCTCTGCACCTGCTAAAAAAACACCTGCTAAGAGAGCACCTAGCAAGCCAAACGTTTCACGCGATGTAGCAAAGGCAAAGGCTGCAAGTGCAGTTAAAGTTGGAACTCGTCCAAAAGCAGAATCTTATTCTGTTCCAAATAAATCTGCAGCGTCACCTCGACCAATGAAAGAATCTTACTCTGCTTCAAAGAAAACCTCAAGAGGTAACTAAAGTAAATGACTGAGGCTTGGACACGCAAAGAGGGCAAGAATCCTAAAGGTGGGCTCAATGCCAAGGGCAGAGCATCCTATAAGGGCGGAACCCTCAAGCCTCCTATAAAGGCTGGAGACAACCCTCGTAGGGCTTCTTTCCTAGCACGTATGGCTGGCAACCCAGGTCCTGAACGTAAGGCTAATGGGGAACCAACCAGATTGCTTCTATCGCTTAATGCTTGGGGAGCAAGTTCCAAGGCTGATGCTAGAAAGAAAGCAGCAGCCATATCTAGTCGTAATAAAAAGAAATAACAAAGGTGGGGACAATGGAACAAGAGACAGTATCACTGGCTTGGTGTGATAACGGTATGGTTGATGGCAAGTTTATGCAAGGTGTTACAGATGTTCTTTTGAAATCTGGAGTATCTTTCAAATCAACTTTACGCAGTCAAGGCAATCAGATAGCAAGGCAACGTGAGATAGTAATCAATTACTGGGCTGACGAGAATAAGGCAGACTGGTTGCTCTGGGTAGACTCAGATGTGGTCATTACTCCTGAGACATTCTTAAAACTTTGGAATCAAAAGGACAAAGATACTCGTCCTATTATGACTGGTGTTTACTTTACCAGTGATACTCCAGAGGAGCCAATGATGGTTCCAATGCCAACTGTGTTCAACTTCGTTGATAACAAAGATGGCGGATTTGTATTGTCAAGAGTTCATCCATTGCCTAGAAATAAGTTAATACAAGTAGGCGCTGCTGGTATGGGATTTGTCCTAATGCATAAGAGCGTTGTTGAAAAGATTAGAACGCAACTACCAGATACTCAGTTCTTTATGGAAATGGGTAAAGGTGCAAAATTCATAGGTGAAGATATTTATTTCTTTGCTCTATGCGAAAAGGCTGGAATCCCACTTTGGTGTGATACATCAGCAACTGTTCCACATATGAAACGCTTTTCATTTGATGTTCATTACTACGATGCTCTCGTAGGAGGAAAGAGGAAATAAAATGACAGTAGGAAATGCAGGCAGTCCGCTATGTGCGGAATTAAACCGCTTAGCCAATGGTGGCACATACCCAGCAATAACAGCATTCCTCGATGACCAAGGTGCTGCTAACAAATGGGCTGGTACTACTGGTCTGGCATTGGTTGGTGCTTTGAACTATAAGGCTTCATCCTCTCGCACTCCTGATGCTTTCAAAGGTCTCAACGCTATCTGTAATGAACTCGCTAGTACCACTGGAAAATCTGCTGTAGATGCATTAAGGAGTCTGAGCGCATAATGGCTGATACACTCGCAAATATGATTGATGAGGTTCTTAGTAACCTCTCTGGATATACACTCAATCAAGACCGTTCTACATACCTCAAGACGGAGATTACAACACTAACATCTCCAAGTGCATCTCCACTGGTAGTATCCCTTGGTTCTACAGATTCAGTAGGTAAGGGTACTGTGGAAATTGATGATGAACTTATGTGGGTTGATTCATACGACAGAGTTGGTAACACTGCAACTATTGCTCCGTATGGTCGTGGCTATCTAGGGACAACTGCAGCAACTCACTTAGCAGATTCTAAGGTGACAATCTCACCAACCTTCCCACGATTTATAGTTAAGCGTGCTATCAATGATGCAATCAAC